AATTAGAGATGAGGAAAGAAATAGTATTGATGACAGAATAAAAGCTAATAATGATTTAAGAGATAATTTAGAAGAGCAACAGAAATTAATGTTAGCAAATGCTCAAATATCTATTGATGCTGCTAATGCAAAATTAGCAAAAGATAAAGATAATCTTGAATTTCAAAAAGAATTATTAACTGCAGAAAATGAATTGGCTGCTGTAAAAGCAACAATTGCAGGATTTGAATCAGAATTTAAAGCAAATGATTTAGCATTAGATAAAGAAAAAATTGAGTTAACAAATAGTAAGTTAGAAAGTGAGACCAATTTAAGTATTGAAAGAAAAAGATTAAATGCAGAACAGATTGCTGATGATGTTTTACGATTACAAAGAATGAAAGAAATTGATGTTGAAGAACAGACACTTCAACAAGAAAGATTGCAAAGAGTTATTGATGAAGCTAACATTGGTACTCAGGCAAAAATTGATGCTAAAATTGCATTAGATGATTTTAATGCAGAATCTGATAGAACTAATCTAGAAAGAACGACAGAAATAGGGGAAGCAGAATTGGAACAGAAAAAGGGGAGAGTAGAGAGAGATAAGGAACTGGAACAATTTAAAAGAGATCAAAGAGAAAAAACTTTTAATGATTTATTGACTATTGCAGGTGCAGAAAGTAAATTAGGAAAAGCAATATTAATTGCAAAACAAGCAATAGCATTAAAAGAAATGATAATGGAAATGAAAACAACTCTTTTTGCTGCTAAACAAACAGTAACTAAAGCATCTTTAAAAGGAGTGGAAGCAACAGCAGATAGTGCTGCAGGAGTAGCGAAAACAGGAGCAGCAGTTCCATTTCCTGCTAACATTCCTTTAATAATAGGGTATGTGGCACAAGCAGTGGGAATTATAGGAGCAGTTAAATCAGCAGTAGGAGCAGCAAAATCTGCAGCATCTTCAGTAGGTGGTGGAATACCTTCAGTTGGTGGAGAGATTTCAGCACCAAGCATATCAGCAGGATCAGTTCCCCCAGATTTAACCTCAGTAGGTGGATCTGGAGTTAATCAATTAGCAGATGTTATTGGTCAACAGAATCAACAACCAATTCAAACTTTTGTTGTTGCAAATGATGTGACTACTGCACAAAGTTTAGAAAGAAATATAGTTACAGGAGCAACACTATAAATACAAATAAATTAATTAAAAGCGTTATAATATTATGAGAATAGTTGAACTAGTATTAGATGAGGATCAAGAGATGGCTGGCATAGAAGCTATTTCCATCGTTGAATCCCCTGCTATTGAAGCAGACTTTGTGGCTTTAAAAGCTGAAGAAATAAAATTAGCAGAAATAGACAAAGAAAAGAAAATTTTGATGGGAGCTTTATTGATTCCCAACAAACCTATATTTAGAAATTCAGATGATCAAGATGATTATTATATATATTTCTCAAAAGAAACAGTAGAGAAAGCATCTCAATTATATCTTAAAAATGGAAACCAAAACAATACAACTTTAGAACATCAACATTCCCTAAGTGGTTTAACATTAGTTGAATCATGGTTGGTAGAGGATGAGAAATATGATAAGTCCAGAAAATATGGAATGAATGTTCCAGTTGGCACATGGATGGGATCTATGAAGGTTAATAATGATGAGGTATGGAATGAATATGTAAAAACTGGCAAAGTAAAAGGCTTCTCAATAGAAGGCTATTTTGCAGATAAGATGGACAGACCAAAAGAATCTATTGGATTATCAAAAGATGAAAAATTAATTAATCAAATAAAACAAATATTAAAATCATGATAACACCTGAAAAATTTGGGAATATATTAGATAAATTTCCAAAACCTAAAATTGAATTAGCTAAAATTGAATTAGCTTTAAAAGATGACATAAAAAGTTCAGTTCAAAAGCATAATAAAATTATACAAAAACTAGAATCAGAAATTAAAATAATTAAAAATATACAAAAAAATTATAATACTAGTTTAGGTTTAGATTTTAAAAACAGAAAAGCTTTAGCAGATCAAAATAAAAAATTTAAAAAGTTAGATAATGCACAAAAAAAAGTAAATGGAAGGGCAGAAAAAATAGCTAAAGAACTAGGAGTTCAAGTTACAGATATTTCAAACTGGAGTCAATTTGATAATATAGTAGCAGAGGGATTTAAAGTTTTTGATGAAGCACGACAACGAATTAAAGAACTATAATATGGGATATAATATAAATTTAGAAAAAATATTCAATAAAATCCCAAAGGATAAAATTGAATTAGAAAAAATAGAATTATCATTAGTTGATGATTTTAAAAAACAGATAAACGATTTTAAAGAGTTTAATTCTGAGACTAAAAAACTAATTGCAAATGTTAATAAATCAACAAAAGCAAATGATAAAGATTTTAAATCTATAAATAAAGCAAAAGAAAATTTAAGAAAAAGCGAACAGACTGCCCTAGAAATAGAAGATGAGGGAAATGATGTTTTGGGAAATCTTATTGATTCAGCAGATGCATTAGGGGTTAATCCTCAAGCAGTAGATGGATATGGAGATTTAGACAGTGCACAAAGTGAAATCGGACAGGCAATATTTGATGCTAACGATTGGATGCAACAAGGCACAAAAGGATAAAATATTTTAAATGAATAGAAGAATCACAAATTATATTCCTGCTAGAAGTAGTCCAAGAGGATCAACTAGAGCATGTTTATGTAAAAACAAATTGACTTATTCTAGAGAATGCTGTGATCAGGATATTATGAATCAAGGGATTGGAGTTGTCACAAAAATAAGCTAAAAACACAAAATTAAATTAATTAATCGTTATACCTATATATTATGAAAAATCACGAAATGATAAATAAAATTAAAACACTTTTAAATATTGAAGTAAAACTTGAAGAAGCTAAATTAGAAAATGGCACGATAGTGGAAGCTGAATCTTTTGAAAAAGGAAAAGAAATATTTATTAAAACAGATGATGAGAGAGTTGCAATGCCTGTTGGCGAGTATATGTTAGAAGATGGAAAACTAGTAGTGGTTGAGGAAGAAGGCATAATTGCTGATTTAAGAGACCCATCTGATGAAGTACCTGCTAAAGAAGATGCAGAATCTGAAGAAGAAACTGAGGATCTAGAAGATAAAAAAGAAGATGAAATGGCAGATGAAGGGAATTATGTAACTAAAGATTCTTTCAGAGAAATGGAAGTTAAAATTCAAAATTTAGAAGATGCTATTTCTGATTTAAAAGGAGATAAAGAATCTAAAATGGAAGATCAGGATGAGGAAGTAGAAATGGAAGATGAAGTTTCTAGACAACCTAAATCCAGAACTATAAAAGAAGAATTTTCTGAAGCAGCAGCTAAACCAATAAAACATAATCCAGAAGCATCTTTTGATCAAATCAAAACTAAAGTTTTTGGAAAAGGAAATTATAGAACAACTCTAGACAGAGTTTTAGAAAAATTAAATAAATAAATAATAAATTATATAAAAAATGAGCACATTCAACTATTTATCAAATGATGATGTAAGAAACCAAGTTGGTCAATCTTATTATACAGTTACAGGAGACATTTCAGAAAGTGATTTAGGAAATGATCATAATGTAGGAACTGATGGTTTGACTATCGGTATTCCAAAAATTACAACAGGAAATTTAGGATGCACAATATTCTTTAGAAATTCAGGTGCAGCAGGAAACAACAAATTAGTTATTTCGCCAGACGATTCAAACAAAATAATTGGATCAGTTACTTTATCAGCTTCAGTAGTTGTAGCAGGTGGAGTTCTGGGAAAAGACTGGGAAAATACTAAAGCAACATCTATACAGGGAGATTGGTGTGCTATAAGAGCAGTAAGTTTAACAGAATGGTATATCATAGGTTGCCAAGGAATCTGGGCATCAGAAGCATAATATTAATTAAATAAATAATAAAAAAATGAATAATAAAAGATTTGAATTAGCAACTGCTACGAATATCACAACAACTTATGCAGGCGAATTTGCAGGCGAATATATTGCAGCAGCTTTACTCTCAGCATCAACTATTGATGATGGTGGGCTAAGCATAAAACCAAATATCGCATTTAAGGAAGTAATAAAAAGATTAGACACAGGTGCAGTCGTTTCAGACGCATCATGTGATTTTAATCCTAATTCTTCAGTAACACTTACAGAAAGAATCATTCAGCCAACTGAGTTACAGGTTAACTTACAATTGTGCAAAAATGATTTCGTTAATGATTGGGAAGCACAATCTATGGGCTATGGTATGGCACAAACCTTACCACCTAAATTTTCAGACTTTATGATTGCCCATGTAGCAAATCAAGTTGCTCAAAAAACAGAGCAAACTATCTTTACAGGAGTTGCAGCTAATGCAGGAGAGTATGATGGATTTGAGACTTTAATGACAGCAGACACAAATATTCCTGCAGCTCAAGATCTTGCAGTTGTTGGTGGTGGCATTACAGCAGCTAATGTAATCCAAGAATTAAGCAGGGTTGTAAATGCAATCCCTACAGCATTATATGGAAAAGAAGATTTATTCATATATGTTCCAAGTTCAGTAGCAAAATTATATGTTCAGACATTAGGTGGCTTTGCAGCACAAGGTTTAGGAGCAAATGGTGTTGGTGGATTAGGCACACAATGGTGGAACAATGGATCACTTTCAGTAAATGGAGTTAAGATTTTTGTTTGTCCAGGCATGAGTAACAATGTTATGTTTGCAGCACAAAGATCAAATCTATATTTTGGAACTGGTTTGCTAAATAACATGAATGAAGTGAAAGTTTTAGACATGCAGGACATTGATGGAAGTCGCAATGTAAGATTTATAATGAGGTTTACAGCAGGAGTTCAGTATGGTATTTCTCAGGATCTAGTTTACTATTCTTAAAATTAAATTAATCAAAAATCTGGGTGGATAGGTAATATCTATTTACCCTTTTTTTTATAAAATATATAAAATTATGGCATGTTCATTAACATCAGGTCGCAAGATCCCATGTAAGTCCGCTTTTGGCGGAATAAAAACTGTATATATGGCAGATTTTCCTGTCGTAGCTACAATTGATGCTGATCAAACAATTTCAGCATTTACAGATTCGCCAGTTTGGTTTGAATTTGACTTAAAAGGAAGCTCATCTTTAGAAACAACAATTACAAGTTCTAGAGAAAATGGCACAACTTTTTACACGCAGACTTTAAATATGACATTAACATTTTTAGATAATGCAACAAAAAATGAATTACAATTAATCGCAGTAGCAAGACCAGTCATAGTGGTTGAAGATTATTATGGCAATC